TAAAGTCTTCATTCCATGGCCTATAATAATCATCAAAATCATCAATTTCATTTTTAATGTCTACTTTATAGATTATATAAGTAGCCTGAGTGTTCAATGGTGATAAATCTCTAATTGAAGGTGATGTTAATTGTATTGGAGGACCCATTGGTAAAGCTAAAGTACCGACAGGAATAGTATTATAAGTTACTCTCTTACTAAAAGTACCCGCTTGTTGTAAAGTACCTCCATTTGGTAATGTAAATATGGGTTTTTTATCTTCAGGGTTAATTATATTTGCACGTAATTGATCTATACCTAATGAAGATACAAATACATAATAATTTACTTCTATATTTACATACCAATCAGCAGCAGTGACTATTTTTGGCTCTTCATTTTGTTGAGCTATATTACAAAAAATTGGACCATCAACAACATTACCAAAACCAAACGAGAAAACACTTCGTAAAGGTTCGATTGGCACTACCGGGTCAACAGGTGGTACAAATAAAGGTGGTTCTGTAGGAGGAGTTGAACCTCCTCCTCCTCCCTCAGGAGGGTCGCTAGATATAACTGGAGGTGGTTCAACTGGAGGGGGTGTTCCTTTAGCAGGAGGATTAAAAGTATCTTCAGGTGAAGAAGAACATTCAACAGAAGTAACCCAATTAGTCACAGTGATAATAGGATCATCACTAGTAAAATAAACAAAAGGTTCTAAGTTATACAAAGAATAATCTACAGGTATTTTAACTTTAGCAATATTTTCACCTGTTACTTTTTCTAAAGGTACACCAAAGCTACTAATAACATCGTTAACTTTATATCTTAAACCTAGAGTAACTGTAGATGGGTCAATACTACTATTAAGACCTTTATAAAAAACCCAAACCTCTTTACTATTACATTTAGGAGGGCTTGATGGAGGAGGTGTAGGTGGTATTGCTACTCTAGGAGCTCTAGATTCAGAAGGAGATACTGTTCTTGTTGGACTAGCTCCTCTGGTAGATGTTCTACTTTTTGTTCTTGTTTGTGTTGGTGATTGTGATCTTGTTCTAGTTTGAGTTCTAGTTCTAGTTGCTGTAGGTGTTTGAGATCTTGTTCTAGTAAATGTTGGTGTAGGTGTTCTTGTAGGTGTAGCATCTGGTGTTTGTGATGGCGTAATAGTTCTAGTCTGAGTTGGAGTAACAAATCTTCTTAAAACAAAATTGTTAACATAATTAGGATTCTCTAATTCTATTTTTATTAAAGGGTCTTTAGATGACAAAGGTAAAGTTTGCGAATCTAAAAGATTCATTTTATCTGATACATTATATATACTATCCCTTGAAATTAAAATATCAATTACATATTCATCTACTAGACCATCTTGCCTATATGCTGAAAATCTAGACGTAAATGTTTTTTCTTCCCCATCTTCTTCTCGTAAATTATAATCGTAAGGATATAAAATATTTTTAGGATTATTATTAGTATTACCTCCTAATGCAAATTTGTAAGGCAAACCTTTATCAAATTCTAAACTTTCTCCATTATAAGTAACAGTCTGATATATTCCCGACAAAGGCTCAAATACTATTTTTACAATTGTATTAGTACTATCATTAATACCAGATAAATTATAAATTATAGTACTAAATTCACTATATTTTACACTGCTAAGATTTACATTAGTCGTTCTTTTATAAACTAGTTCATTACTGTTAAATTCATAACCTGTAAATGATTGAGTAAATGTATCTGAATTAAACGTAACGCTCTCTGCTGTGTTGGTGTAGTAATCACTACTAGAGTCAACAGGGTTTTTAAAATAGTATCCTGATGCTACAGCTGCACTTAATACGGAATAATCAGTTGAATTGTTAATGTAAATAGTATTTTCCATTATTGTATGGCATTAGTAAATAAAGTTAATCTTGCTCCCCAATGTGTTGAATTATCATCTGGGTTGATATAAAAAATTAATTCCGAACAATAACTAAAAGTTATATCAATTTCATTATTTGTAACAGTAATATATCTAGTATCGGGTATTAATCTAAATAGATCTTGAGTTTTAAGAAAATTATCTTTAGTAATTGAACCTTCTATATAATCAGTATTATACAATATGTTACCTGTGTTATCATAATTAGGTACATATAAATCACTGGTATTTAAATCATAAGTTGCAATCTTATAATCTGAAGTTAAACCATCAATATTCCATATATTATAATTTGACCCTGCAAAGTTATATGAATTATCTTGCTTATCAATATAAATTAAAGTGCCACTTAAAGTATCTCCTGTTGTAAATAAAATTTGTAATGCTTGGTATATATTGGAAGAAATACCTTGTCTATAATCCGTATTAGGGTTACTCGAAACACTTGGATTTTCAATAAAAGGAATTTTCATCCAAGATATTTGCCCGTCTATTGCTGTATCATTTTCATTTTGAGCAGCATTAGCAGGCCCATTAAAGAAATAAGAAGTAAAATAAGTATTGTTAAAATTATTAATTACACCACCGGGGTTAAATTCATCAGGTACGGTTGATCTTAAATTTAATAAATTACTTAAAGAATTATTTTTATTAAATCCAAATCTTCCGTTATTAATAAGAACGTTTACTGCAGCGGCTGCACTATCAGCTTCAACCCAATCGGATTCAAATCTAAACATATTAGTAGAATTAGATTCAGCAACAAAACGTGCAGTAGATGATGTACCTGGGGTTGGAGTTTGAGTTTGCGTTCTAGTATTGGTAGGCGTACGGGTTTGAGTAGGGGTGTTTGATCTAGTTTGAGTAGATGTTCTTGTTTGGGTGGGTGTTTGTGTTCTAGTAGCAAATTGAGTAGATGTTCTAGAAATAGTAGATGTTCTAGTTTGAGTAGCTGTATTAGTTCTAGTCTTACTAGGGGTTGCAAATTGAGTATAAGTTTGGGTAGGGGTTTTGGTTCTTGTATTCGTTCTAGATTGGGTGGGTGTAGATGTATGATTACGAGTTAAAGATACCGTAACTGTATTAGTTAACGTAGGAGTTAAAGTAGTTGTTGGTGTTAAACCTCTAGTAGCGGTAGGTGTTGGTGTAAAAGGATTTTCATAACCAATACCATTAACTGAAAAATTATATATGTGAAATGCTGATGTATCAACCCCTGTAGCATAAGATAAACCTACTTTGGTTTTACCTGATAAAGGCATTTCTAAGTTAAGATTATCATATTCATATACTTTAATAAAGTTTGAATAAGCATCGTTTCTTAGATAAACAATAACCTTCTTACCGTAATTAGTAACTCTTACTTTAAATGCTTTACGAACAGGATTAATTGCAAAATTAGTAGGTGTGTTCGTAGGGGTAGATGTTTTAGTTTGTGATAAAGTGGGTGAAATTGTTCTTGTAGGTGTGGGTGTTACTACTGAACAAGCTTGACTAGTATTAGATGGTGTAAATGTTTGAGTATGTGTTCTTGTTTGAGTATTAGTTCTAGATTGGGTGTTAGTTCTAGTTACTGTATTAGTTTGTGTAGATGTTAAAGTTGAATTTACTGTGTTAGTAAAAGTCTTAGTAGGTGTTATTGTAGGGGTTTTAGTTTGAGTTGCGGTAACTGAAGGGTATTTGTAACCGATTGTTTCGTATAAATCTAAACCAAAGTTAGTTAAACTTATACTAGTGTCAATGTAGTCAAAGTTTTTATTACCGCTATTACCATAACGTAATCCTATTGAATTAGGTCTAGTATCAGCAGTACCTGAAGTATATTGACCCCCTAATGGTCTAGAAAAATCACCTACATGGTCAAAAGCAACACCTAGTAAAGATTGATCTGTACCTAGAAATATATCATTACCTTCATACTCAATTAAACCTTCTGTAGGTGCAAACCCTAACCCAGAGCCAGGGCTACCAACATTACCAGATGAATTTGCATCTAATAAGAAAATACAAAAGCCTTCACCTCCATTGACTAAACTACCAAAGAAAGAAAACTCTCCAGATATAATAATATCTTTAGTAAGGTCTAATACATCTTCTAAGATTATATTATTTGCTTTAGCTGTGTTAATTGTTGAAGGCATTATATATATTTACTGTTGTTCTCCTAATTTCAAAACACCTTCACTTTCAAGCCATACACTTTGCTGGGTGCCGTCCAAGTAATTGTAGTCAATAAAACTAGCTGTTAGAGGGTTGGAATAATTTTCATTTCTTATTCTAGAACTTTGAAAGTATATTTCATTATCCACATTTTCAAACTTACCATTTATAAATTTATAATTCTGGTAATAGAATGCAATACTATCAGATAAATCAACGCTCTTTATTACATAGCTATATGTGTTAGTTTCAGAATCATAAGTTAAAACAGGTCTATCTACTTCATAAACATTATAATAAGGATCAGAAGCATCTACTATACTGCTGTTAATATTATTAACAGATCTAAAACTATAAGCAGATAATTCTCTATAAATTAATGAGTTAGTAGATTTAGGAAAGATTTGTTTAAGACTTAAACTATCTAATTCCATTTTGTAAATTGTAGGGTAAAGGTATTTGTAATTAGTAGCAGATAATGCTGAATGAATAGACGTTTTATGAAATAAAATAGTGTTAGATTTTTCGTGGAAATAAAAATTACCGAATTTTTCTATTTTTGTATTTCCGGATGTAACCCTACTAATATAATTTAACGAGCTATTATATGCCTGTATAGCACCTGTATTATAATTGTAGTCTATTTTTTCAGTAATTAAATAATTTGGTGTTTCAATAATACAAACATCAAAAACTAAATCTAATTTGATTATGTTATTATTAAGTTCAGAATATATATTCGGTAAAGCTGAATACTTTATAAAAACAGCGCTTAAAGACGCAGATAATGGCGATACTCTATTATTAATATCTCTAAAATAAGGTATTGCAGAAAGCTCGTACTTTTTAGAGTAAATAGATTTATTATCTATACTATTAGCAGTTACATATTCTGTAGATAGACCATTTAAAATGGTGTTATAAGTTTTTATTTTATCAAATCTCTTCAGTTCAAAGTTATTAATATCAAAAGGATCGATTTGATTTTTATATATAAATTCTCCACAATCTAAAGTAGTACTTAAAGATTTTAAAAATGTAGCAGTTCTATAAAAATTAGGTCTATTCCCATACTTGTCACTTGCTCCGTCTAATAACTTATTATAATATAAATTCTGGTCATTTACACTCCATGAAGGAGAGTCACTACTTGGTATATCTGGTAATAAAACTCCATTAAAAGAAGAATAAAATACCCCATCATAAACGTTTCCTCTATTATAATATATAGACGAGGAAAAACACCAAGGCATTATAAATTCACCATTATATAACCTACTATTAGTATCTGTAGTAAATTCTAGATCACCTAATGAACATAAACTTGAAGTAAAAGATTGACTAGGTAGAATATCATAAATAAACTCCCCATAATCGCCGTCAATAGCAGATTGGTAATTGAACGGGGAACTATCTATAGTAAATATACCGTTACTTAAAAATAAACATCGTTGAGTAACATTATCATAAGATGATAATGAATTAAAAAATGGGTTAGTTGTCGGTTTTAATAAACCGTAACTATTACCATATATATCACTCCAATTATAAACTAAGCTATTTTGACCAGTTAACAGAGAATTTTGTCTATTATCAATAGGGTATAAAGCTTTGTTAATTATATTATATACATCACCGTTATTCCAAATTTCCCCTTCACCTTTAAAGAAATCTACTTTATCAAAATTTCTAGAAACACCAGTTGAATAAATTTGATTTTTTTCTTCTACATTTTCATAACCATGGAAGTTAAGATAATATGATGAATCATTTATATAACCAAAAGCAGCTGAATTACTTACATCATAATTTACAATATAAGCATTTTCATTTATATCAAAAATATCAAAATTTGATTTAGTATATACAGAATTACCGTAAGTACCTATATATTTTGAAGGGTCTGGAAAATAATATATATTATTACCAGATAAAGCTTGGTAATTAATATTATAGTTAAATTTAAATGTATTATAAACTAATATTCCTAAATTAGTCGGCTTATAAAATGCACCAAAATCTTTTTCTCTTACTAAAAATGCAGTATTAGGTAAAGTAGCAGTACTTACATTATTTCGATTTAAATAATTTTGAGATATATTTTGAGCTTCTATTAACTTACCTGATAATATATTTGTTGTAGAATCTCCAGTAGAAAGATAATACCAATCAGTACCAATAAATTTTTCAAATAAAGCCTTTTTATTTTGTAAATTTAAATTATTAATATTTCCATCATTAACTTGATTAATAAAATCTTTATTTTTATAGTATTGAGAATCTGTTGAATTTAAAGAAACCGGAAATGATAAGTTAGTTAAAAAATTTTCTAAAACATAATTGTAAGACGATAATACTTTAACTGCTGAATTGTTATAATTAATAAAAACATCTGGGTCCCAGGGGTTAGTGTTACTTGACCATTGCTCTGTTCTTTCTTTTCCTCCGTATTCATAAGCTGAAGCGGGTTCTGATGCAGTTAAATCAAAATAATTATCATAATTATCGTACAATTCATCAATAACGTAGTTAACATTATCTAATACAAATTGTCTATTAGTTCCTGTACTGTGAGCTAATGAAATTGTATCTGAATTATATAAAAAAAGATCGTTTATTAATTTAGTTAAAAAAGAAGTTATACCTAAATTTGATGATAATAAATTATTTTTTCTAGGTTGTGTCTTTACTGTCTCCCTAAAGTTTTTATAATAATTAGTAAGCGATTTTAATTTAGATGTAACTAAGGGAACGACAATTTCCTGTTGTTCTTCGTTATTATAATCAATTGATCTTAAAAATTTTCTTTCTTGTTCAGTGAAAACATCTAATGATATTTGTTCTAAGAGAGATATGTACTGTTTTTTAACGTCGTTATTTTGATTTATTAAAAACGAATCTTTTACTACATTCCAAGAGGTAAGATATTTTTGATAAGAATTTTTAAAAGTTTCAATTGAAACAGAATTATTTTTGAAAAATGAAAGCCATGCTTTAAAATCTAGAGGATTATTATAATCTACAGCATCGGATAAATTACCTAAAACGGTAATTGATCTTTCGATTTTATAATCACTAAATCTATCTATAGTGTTAACTGGCATTGATAATATTTAATAAGTTAGCTGGCTGATAACAATTCGAGACCTAAGCTTAATTGATAATTTAAGTTTTGTTCTATAACACCAGCATAACTATCCCAATACTTTAAAGGTGATGTGTCTATGTTATAATTGCTCATGTAAGAAGGCAAATATGCAGATAACGTATTCTCTCCTTCTAAGTTAATAGTAGTTTGGTAAATATCATCCCAATTAATTATATTATTATTCCAAGTACCAGGTACTACAGGTACAAATCTATAAAATCTATAGTATGCAGACAAATCAGTCGCTATAGTAGGTTTATTGTAAATGTCTTCTGGAAGTACTAATCCCCATCCCCAATCTTTACTAAATGAACTTAATGCATAACTACTTGTAGGTATTGTGCTGACATTTGTTCTAAGTAATTTGTAATTTTTTGAAAATAACTCATAAGAAACTATATAATCCTCATTTTTAGTAATTATACCTTTTTTAAAGTCAATTGGATCACCTAAGTTATTGCCATATTTTTTTCCATCTCTATAATTTTTTGCAGCAGTATGTGTATTGTTTAATTTATCTTTTGGGTTGTAAACATCCTGAAAATTAAACTGATATTGATTTCTTTTTCCAAACAATAATGATTTTTTGATAGAAAATAAATTAACTAGTCTACTTAAATCTGCGGGATAATTAATTAATAAATTAGAAGAAGCAAATTCATCTAAATTTACATTATATTCTAATGCGTACCCATATAAACTTTTTAAATCACATGTATCTATATTAACATTATTTTGTATGAAATTAGAAGTCTTTTCATACAACCTTTTTCCTATTGCATTTGTTTCAGAACTTAACGTACCTAAAATTGTTCCGAAGAACGAATCAAATATTTGAGGTTGTTGTCTAATTGAAGGTTGAAAAGATATATCTTTTAAAAATTTAGACATATCAAAATTTTCATTTATTTTAGCTATTTTATTAACCCCGCTTGAAGGGTACAAATGAAAAGCATCACTTAAACCAGTTAATTCAAAACTATCAGTATACATATAAGCTGATAGTCTAAACATTTTATTACCATTGTTGTAATTATTATCCCATTGATTATAAGCACTAGTGGGTAAATAAAAATTACCTTTTACCCAACCAAGTCTGTAATTTTTAAATAATTCAGTATCAAAGGAAATATAATCTTTTAAATCAGATACTAGAGTAAGTTTATCAGCAGTAACTAATTTTATTTGAATAGCATTTTCTGCAAAATCAAAATTATAATTAAAATTTGTTGGTATAGTTTTACTATCGTACCAATTATTAAACTTAGTTTTAGCTACAAAGTTAATTTTTTGATCTAAAAATTTAACAGGGTTAATATTAAATGTGTTTATTACTTTACCTTCACCATCTATACCGTTAGAAGATATATGAATTAAATCAGGTTGCTTATATATATTTTCAAATATAGAAAAATATATAGTTGAGCTATTCTTAATTGATAAATTAGAATTATAATTTAAGTTAAAGTTTTTAGTATAATTATCGGGAAAATTATTTGTATCAGAAGTTACTAATATATGATAATTATCATTATTTACAGTATCGTCTACAAAGTAAAATTTTGCTGATCCGCTTGTACCTACAAAAAAAGACCCAGCATCAGAAGAGGAAGTAGGTTGTACTAAAGTATTTTTATCTAATCTACCATAAAGGTTTGTATCGATAGTAGAAATTTTATTAATAATAGTATCGCTAAATACTGAACCTGTTTCTAAGGTAACGTTTTCTCTTTTAAAAAACCTATGAGTTGGTAACAAATGAGAATAAGGTTCTTTATCTAATTTTGTTATATCATAATATAAAGATTTACTTCCACTTGTATTTAAGAAAAATGAATATCCATTTCCATAAGATTGTAAACTGTTATACCTTTGAATAGTTAATTCAGGTGATGCATTACCTGCAGTTAAATACAAATATATTGAATTAAAACCAGATAAAGGTTCGATACGAAAACTATTAGATACGAAATCTAAAACTTGTACATCTTTTCTATATGAGTCAATTACAGTGTTACCTGAGGATAACATTATAGTCATTGTTACACTGTATATACCAGGGTAAAAATAAAAATGTTCAGCAGAAAAAGCATTTACTTTTGATGACCCGTCACCAAAATCCCATAATATATATTTGTTACTATAATCATCTGTTTCATATTTACCTGGTATAAATTTTAATGGAGTTTGTTCTAATGCATAAGTAGATAAAGATTCAACGTCAAAAACATTGTAACTTTTAAAATTCCAATAACCTGTATTTATATTTGGCATATTAGCTATTTCTTACAACTTGAATTTTATCTGATATTAATGAAAGATTTTTAAAATACGGAAATTGAAAATATTCTAATTTTATATCTTGTTCGGTAATAGTATAATCAGATGTTAAATAAACTGGATTATAAAATGCAAGTTGTAATTGATTTGTTATAATAGTATTATTTTTAAATAACCTTCTTGTAGAGAAGTTAACAACCCCATCTACATCCAATATAGATTGAGATAAATCTCTTAATGAAATTATTTGACCTAAAACTAAATTATTATTATTAAAATAATTTAAAAATATTGATGATATTTCATTTTGAACAGAACTTAAATCTCTTCTTGAATTTCTATCTACTTCAACATATAGATACGAATCTTCAGCAGCTTTATCAATAAAATCATAATCATTATTATCAGTTGAAGCACCAAAATCTAACTCCATATATACAGGGTCCGATATTACCAATTCTGTAGTAGCTGACTTAATATCATTTAATAAAATATTAATAGCATTCTTTTGAGAAATAGATAAAAAGTTTGTTCTAATATCTAAACTTGTTTCTAATATTTTATTAGGTACAGCAAATATATAAACATTATTAAAGTCACAAGAGTCTGAAAAATTTACTTGGTTAAATAAAACTCTAGAATCATCATTAGGTCTATCTAACCCGATATCGAAAAAATATTTTTGATAAATTGCTGTATAATCAAAATTATTAACTACTGATGCAGATTTTACCCAATTACCAAAATTCTTAAGAATATAATTTCTATAATCATCAGTAGTAACTAATCTATATTGTGAATTAAAAAGATTAGGAGCATTTACTTTTATTTCCTCAACACTTTCTTTTGTTTTAAACAAAGTAGATGCATTACTATTAGTAAATGAAATGTTTGCAGCTTCCGCACTTGTAATAATATTTGATCCTTGAGGTGTGGTATCTCTAAATATGTTTATAAATTGGGTAGTATTGAAAAAGTAAAGTTGTTGGTTATTAATTTGATTTTTACTTATTTGACCATTTTGTCCGTCTGATTTTAAATAATAAATAGCTACTAAATCACCTTCATTTAATTTTTTACCATTTACATTATTTCCAAATTTAATTTCATATTGTTCATTTTCATTAAATCTTACAGAGTACTTTTTAGCTGAACCTGTTTCTAAAAATAATGAAGAAGATCTAGTCCATTGTTCCCATTTAGGGTTTAACACACCACCGGGCAACACATAAACAAAAATATTGTTGTTATCAATATAGAAATTATCATCTATATTTGTTGCAGCAAGAAAAGCAACTTCATTTTCCTCTCCAATAGCTGAAAAAACAGGAAATTCAACAAATTGCCCATTGTAAAGCAAATTGTTGTTTTGCATATCTATTAATGCTTCAACCCCATTGACAGTTTTTTGAAAAGTTATATCTTGTGAAAAACTATAAGATGTACCAGAAAATGTAAAATAACTAAACCTTGGAATTGTGTAAGAATTAATAGGTAAATTACCACTAGCTACCGCTTCAAAGTTTATGTTAGCAGTTTGTGGCCCTGTAGGGTTATAATCAATACTCTTAACTATTTGATTGATATTCTCGTAAAGTTCAGCCTGACTAAAATTACTCTCAGAAGAATTTTTATTCAAATAGTAAATTAAAACGTGATAAGAATAAGCAACAATATCAATAATAGCTGATAAGTTACTACCTTCATAGTTTTGATCGGTAAAGACTTTTTGATCATTCATCTTTTCGATGATAAGATCTTTAAGACTTATAGCATCAAATGCTACATAACCGTCTTGTTTAAATTTATAATCGTTGTCAGGCATAGTTATTGATAAAATTCTACTCCAGTTGAATTAAGCAAAGCTTTTATTCTAATAGTTGTATTATTATTTATGAATGGTACACCAAGTAACATATATAAATCATATTGATTTTTTTCAGGCTCAGCTGTTACTACAATTTCTTTTACTTCAATTCTTGGTTCTTGCAAATATAATTGATTTTTAATCATATTACCGCAATTTAATGCAGTTTCTTCTGTACAAGGTAGAAATAAAAATTGATTTAAATTCATACCAAATTGAGGGTTTAATATTTTATCTCCTGGAAACGAGGTAAAGATGTTAATTATACTATTTTTGATAGCTCCTAAATCATAACTACCTACAAGATCAACATCTTTAAGATTAGAATATAACTCAGCTTCTTTAGTTTGATCCCATTGAAAATCTACTTTTACATCAGCATATGTAAACTGAGGTTTGTCAGTAATATTTTTAGGTTTAGCTAAGTTATCTAGCACTATGTTAGCCATATTAATATTTATAACTACCTTTTAATTAGCTTCTGCAGCATAAATAATATTGTGGAAAAGAAATTCAATAAGATTTACGAATCTTACGTATCTAGATTTACCAGAGGTGGTTTTCTTACTGGAGATTTAGTTAAAGTAAGAGATAACTACAAATCTACTGAAGGTTATAAACAATTAAGCCCAGAGTATCAGGCTAAGTTAGATGATCTTTTAGCTAGTGATCTTAACTTGCGTGTTTCTGGTATTGAGAACAAATACCCTTCTAACCAACCAGGTAACACAGATAACTCAAGCGGAGAGTTTTCTATTACTGTATCACAAGAAACAGCTCCTGGTAGGTATGATGGTTTTTATCAATTTCCTGATGACATCTTTGAACCAGTAGATGTTTACCCTAATAGAATGCCAGTACCAGATAGTATGGTACGACCTAACGGCACTAAAATTGACCCAGATACATTAGAGTACGAAGATGAAGAATCATATGTTGGGTCTAACCCTCTTAAGTCTCAGGTTGAAGCAGGTTATTTACCTGATGCTGAGAAACAACCTGCTATGGGAGATGATAGAGAGTTACATAATGTCAATGCTAAGACAGATCAGTTTGGTGCACCTTCTCATGATGCTCAAGCAATCGGAGGCGGTAACATGCCTGACACTAGCATTTACTTAAAGTAATAAAGCATGCATATGCGTTGATTTCTTGATCCATACAAAACGCTGATTTATAGATAAAGTCGTGGCAAGTAGTAAGCTGCGACTTTTTCTTATCTTCTTGAATGCATGGCACGTCATCGATGTAATTAAACATCTCTTTAATCAATACAGGGTAATCATTATTAAACACATGCTCATTCTTTATCGCAAGCTTTCTGCACTTAAGAACATGTCCATGCTCAATAAGCTTATACAAATCAGCGACAAGTTTGGATACGTTAGAGCTATCATCAACTTCAATCTTACCATCATTTGTAAGTTTCTGAATCGTATTGATGGTCTTACGAAGATCTGGAAAGTTATCCCTAACAATTTGTTTCAAGTCATCTTCACTACATACGATATTTTCCTTATTCAATATATGAGCCATGCGTCTGGTTACATCCTCTACGTCATGGGTTATGTTAAATACTTGGCACCTGCTTTGTAATGCTGGAATGATTCGATGCTTATAGTTTGCAGTAAGAACAAATCGAGTAATTGCACTATACTCTTCCATTAC